GATGCACTAAAGGCAAGCATGTCGCACGCCGAATTTTGCGGCTTCCTAAAGGGAAATGCAATGAAATATTTGTGGCGGTATGACAAGAAAGGAAAGGCAACAGAGGATCTGGAAAAGTCAAGGTGGTACTTGGATCGGCTGTGGGCAGAAACTAAGTCAGAGGTGTAAGTTAAAAATTTAGTGGAGGAGGGAAATATGGATAGACTAACTATTCCGGACGAACATATAGAGGGTGGAATAAGACGAACAGTGATAGATGCAAGAGCGGTAAGAAAAGAGGCTATGACAATATACTGGGCGCTAAAAAAATATGAAGACACCGGGCTTACACCGGAAGAGATTATGGATGGGGAGTTGCTGACGGGGTGGATTCCGGTATCGGAGCGATTGCCGGATGAAAGCGATTATTACTGCGTGACAATAGAAAACACCGAAACAGGCGACAGGATTGAACAAACCATATGGTTTGCACATAAGGATGATTACTATACAGAAGAATCCGAATGGCGCGAGCTTGCAGATTATGAAAAGGTGATTGCATGGAGAAAGCACGCCCCGTACAGTTTGGAAGATTAAGATTTAGTGGAGGTGTGAAGATGGGCAAATTAAAGCCCTGCAAGTATTGCAGGAAGTCAAATATCGCCGTTGAGAGATGGTCGAGCGGCGGAATGATGTACATGGTGAAATGCAACAATCCAGATTGCCCAGTGCCGCCAGAGGGTTACCCGACAGGCAGGAATTTGGAAAAAGTAAAAGACGAATGGAATAAGTGGAATTAAGATTTAATCGAGAAAGGGGAATAAGAATGGAAAAAGGATATAAAGTATTCAATCAATATTGGGAATGCCGAGGATTTAAGTATGAAGTAGGAAAAACATACACAGAGAATTTTAAACCTATATGCTGTGAGCGGGGGTTTCATTATTGCACAGATCTAAAAGATTGTTTTAACTACTATGCCTTTGATCCATATAACAAAGTTGCTGAAATTATTGCGCATGGCGAGATTGACAGAAAAAGCGACAATTCAAAATGCTGTACCAGCAAAATTGAAATTGTACGCGAGATCAGCTGGGAAGAAGTTTTGAGATTAGTAAATATTGGAAAAAGTTGTTCTGGTTTTTGCAACTCAGGCAATCGGAACTCAGGCGATTGGAACTCAGGCAATCGGAACTCAGGCGATTGGAACTCAGGCAATCGGAACTCAGGCAATCGGAACTCAGGCAATCGGAACTCAGGCGATTGGAACTCAGGCAATTGGAACTCAGGCAATTGGAACTCAGGCAATCGGAACTCAGGCAATTGCAACTCAGGCGATTGGAACAAAACAAATTTTGCAAGCGGATGCTTTAATACAAGTGAACCAAAAATAAATTTATTTAACAAACCTTCTAATTGGACTTATCTTGATTGGATACATTCAGACGCAAGATCATTATTAAATCAAATCAATGCATCGCCTACAGAATGGATCAGCGAACAAAGAATGAGTGATAAAGAAAAAGAGATACATCCTGATTACAAAATTACAGGCGGATATTTAAAAGAAAAAGATACATGGGATACATCGAATGAAGCCAATGAGTGGTGGAGTGGATTGAGCAATGATGAAAAACAGATTATTAAGGACATTCCAAATTTTGATGCTTCGATCTTTAAAGAAATTACGGGGATTGATGTAAATTAGGAAATTAAGATTTAAGGAGGTACAGAATGAGTAAGCGACCAGAGATAACAAAAATGTTGTCTTTATCTGTTAGAAGGCATATAAATCAACGCAATGATCCTAGAATTTATTGGGCGGCAGAAGTCACATTTGACTATGGAACCAGCAATGCAATAAGGGTGGATTTTATGCGTTTTAAGCCTGTGAACAATACTATATCTGGCATTGAAAAAGGCGATTTCTATTGCTACGAGGTAAAATCATCCGTGGAAGATTTTCGATCAAAAAATGGACATAACTTCATTGGAGACTTTAATTACTATGTAATGCCGGAAGAAGTATACATTGCAGTACAAAACGAAATACCGCATGCAGTAGGCGTGTATATACCAAATGGAAAGAGCGGACGGGGTGATTGGTATGATTTGCGATCTGTAAAAAAAGCAGTAAGACAAAACAGAAAGAGACCTGTCTCAGAAATGTTGCTCATGATGTTTAGATCGGCGGCAAGAGAAATTGTTTAATTTAAGATTTTGAGGAGAAAACAATGCTAAGATTGGTGAGCGCAGATGAGGTAAAAAAAATAATCTGCAAATATGAAAATAGAACTATACAAAGAACTATGATTTATGAAGTGGAGAAAATGCCTGGAGTGGTTGCCACGGATGAACAGATGCTCGAAATTCTTGGGGATAGCGATATTCAGTTAGATTAAGATTTAAGGAGGGAGAAAGATGACAAAAAACGAAGGTGCGATAATTTCTGCATATACCGGGAAATTGATTGGAAATTTCGATGACTTCCACGCTTACGCTGAAAAAAAGATAGGGAGACCAATCCTCACATTTGAATTTTCCCGGGAAAAAATTTGGAAAGAACTTAAAGAAAAAACCGAATCCGATTTTTTAAAGGTGGTCAGGAATTTACAGTAATCAATAAAACTTAAGATTTAGTCTGGAAGTACGGTTGTTATTAGAAATATCGAGCAAGCCAGGGTGAAATAAGGAGGGGATACGATGTGGCTAATTAATTTTCATTTAGGATTTTCAGCGCTGCTTTTGGCGGCAGATGTCGGAATCTATTGCATGTTCCGCAGGAAGATTAAGAGAAAGGTCGGCGAGATCAAGACAAAAAAAACGGGCAGATTAAACTGGGCGGCAAGCAGAATCAAGCTTTTGCTTTTTCTGTTTATACCAGGAGTAAATATCATTACTTTGCTTTCTCTGCTGATTGTCATTACGGCAGATAAAAATGAGCTTGAGATGTTATATCACTACGGGGAGGAACAGGGTGACGATCAGTAAAAATATACTTATCCAGTACAGCGATATGAAAGAAGAAATAAAAGACCTTCACCGGAGAATAGAGCAGCTAGAGAGGGAATTATACAAAATGGAAGAAGAGGGAACTGTAAAAGATACCGTCACCGGGGGCCTGGGCGGCACACAACACTTTGTTGTAGAAGGATTGCCAGCGCCAGCATTGCGCAGAAAGGCGTTGCAGATCAAAGCCAGGAAAGAAAAAGCAGCGAAAATGGAAGGGGAGCTGTTAGAGCTTGTGTGCCAGGTGGAGGACTATATAAATTCTATTACATCCAGCGAGTTACGGATTATTTTTCGCCTATACTACATAGACGAACTGACGTGGCCCAAGGTAGCACTTACCATGAACCGGATGTTTCCAAAAAGAATATACACGGAGGAAAGCTGCAGAAAAAAACATAGCAGATTTTTAGAAAAAGTTGAAAAGTGTCCGACACCGTCCGGTAAATAAATGATATAGTTATTATAGAACGAATAGGTCAATCGTTCATTTTGTTAGCTGGATGTCACGGCGGCGCCGCTGTGGCAACCAAGCTAAACAGGATAAACCAAAACGCAAGGCGTATTGAAACCTCTAATTATTTACATTGCTCCGGTATCTATAAGGTATCGGGGTTTTTAGGTGCTAAAATTGCCCACAATGCCAGTGCAAATGTTTGTATAATAAAGAAAAAAGGTGTAACAATAAAAGGATAGAAAAAACTTTAAAATACCTATAAACATTTAAAAATACTTAAAATCATGTAGAAACTTATTGAGATTTAAAGATAATCTAGTATAATAAAAGTATGAATTGTTGCACAACATATTGTGATAGCAGTTTATAAAGGAGGATGGAAGATATGGCAAGGGTATTTGATGTAGCAAAGTATATTTTGCACAAAAAAGGGCCTATGACAACGATGAAACTAGAAAAGCTCACATATTATTGCCAGGCATGGTCATTAGCTTGGGATGATGTCCCGTTATTTGACGAAGAGTTTGAAGCATGGGCAAATGGTCCAGTTTGTCCTCAATTATTTGAAAAACACAGAGGACTGTTCGTGGTAGATGAAGACATATTTACGGATAGTGGATCTATACAAAATGTATTTTCAGAAGATGAACTGGAAACTATGGATAACGTGTTAGAATATTATGGAGATAAAGAACCGCAGTGGCTTAGCGAGCTTACTCATAAAGAGGCTCCTTGGAAGATAGCAAGAGCAGGATGTGCGCCAGGAGCATATTGTAATGAAGTAATTACAAAGGAGAGCATGCAAAGTTACTATGGAGGTCTTCAATAAGTGTCAAAGAGCAAAAAGAAGAAGGTAAAAGTTTCTGAAAAACCGAAAGGGATTAAAGAAGCAAGAAATACTGAGAATCCTGAAAGTTATTATGATAAAACACCTAAATGGGTCTTCAAGGATATGGATGTAGATCACGAAAAATGGAGTCTGCAGAAATGCAACAACATTTATCCCTATATTATCGAAAAGATGAAAGATTACGAAGGAATGACCTGGGGAGAAATCATGAAGGCAACCGGAGGAAGAAGAACAGGGAATAATAATCACTTTGAAAACGTCGACGAATTTATCAAGGAAGCTCAGGAAAGATGGATAGAGCTAAAACTTGAGGAGTATTCGGAGGCGTTTTCGCTTCGATTGACAGGAACGCATAGGTTGTATGGGATATTGGAGGATGGAACATTTCGTGTAATATGGTATGATGAAGATCATGAAATATATAAATCAACAAAAAGACATACATAATTTACGAAGCACCTACAAAATGGGTGCTTTTTTCGTGCAAAGATTTAGGACATTTAGCTCAGATGGTAGAGCAGTCGGCTCATAACCGATATGTCCAGGGTTCGATTCCCTGAGTGTCCATTTTTACACCTAGATGGCGGTCCAATAAATCCACGATGCGGGACGCAAAAAACTCATTCGTAAAAATATTGTATTACGTGGAAGATGCAATATACGAATGGCTCTGGAGTAATTAAGGAACGTGCGTGAACGATGGGAAACGTGAGTACGAAACGAGGGCGCACAGGTGGTTTTTAAGGAGCAAAACTTTACAACCGTAATGGGTCTTCTGTGTTCTGTCCTATACAAAAAATAATTATTCTAAGAACACGGTGTGCCCGGCATGGCACATAAAATATATTGCTACGGGCTAAGCCCGTTTGGAGAATTGGCAGAGAGGAAATGCAGCCGGTTGCTAACCGGTACACCGGGAACGGTGCGAAGGTTCGAGTCCTTCATTCTCCGTTATTTACAGATAGAGAGGTGTTGCAGATTGCCAAGGAGTAGGAGTCCAGATTCTATAAAGGCAGAACAGATGTATAAAAGCGGAATGAATCTGGTAGATATAGCAAAAGAGATCGGAAAGCCCCCAGGGACCGTAAGACGGTGGAAAAGCACTCAGGGATGGGATAGCGAACGCTCGGATAAGAAAGCGAACGTTCGGAAACAGGAAACAGAACAGAAAGAAGCCATTGCACCGGAGGTAGAACAGGTAGTAAACAATCCTGATCTAACCGATAAGCAACGGCTTTTTTGTTTGCAGTATGTCAGATGCTTTAATGCTACAAAAGCGTATCAAAAAGCATATGGCGTAGATTACAGCACTGCGGCATCTATTGCGTATAGACTGCTGGAAAACGATGGAGTCAAAAAGGAAATACAGCGTCTTAAGCAGAACCGTCTTAACCGGGAGATGCTTGGAACAGAGGATATCTTTCAGAAGTACATAGACATCGCCTTTGCAGATGTCACAGATTTCACGGATTTTGGTAACTTAGAGATCGACACAGAGAATGGACCTATGACGGTATCGTACGTAAATCTAAAGTCTGCCGGGGAAGTAGACGGCACTCTGATAAACGAGATTTCTAAGGGCAAAGACGGGGTTAAGGTAAAGCTGCCGGACCGGGAAAAGGCCCTGCGGTGGCTGTCGGAGCATATGGACCTTGCGACAGCGGAGCAGAAAGCAAAGGTAGCCTTGTTGACTGCACAGAGAGATAAAATCACCGGGAACAATCAAGAAATTGAAGATATGGACGACATAGAGGGTGAAATCTATGAAAAGTAAGTATAAAAAGAAAAAGACTATACACTTTAATTTCTCTGAAAAGCATAAAAACTATATCCGAAAATGTGAGAACTGTACCTTCAACATAGCAGAGGGGGCGGTAAGAGCAGGAAAAACGGTAGACAATGTATTTTCGTTTGCTCACGAGATTAAAGATACAAAGGATCGTATTCACCTTGCGACAGGATCTACCATGGCAAATGCAAAGCTGAACATTGGAGACTGTAACGGCATGGGGTTAGAGTGGATCTTTCGTGGACAGTGCCACTGGGGAAAGTATAAGGACAATGAGGCGTTGTTTATCAAAGGACCTGCGACAAAGAATCGGCAGCGGATTGTGATTTTTGCAGGAGCAGCAAAGGAAGACAGCTATAAAAAGATCCGTGGAAACTCCTATGGGTTTTGGATTGCTACGGAGATCAACCTGCATCATATTAATACGATTCGTGAGGCGTTCAATCGTCAGCTTGCGGCCCAAAACAGAAAAATCTTCTGGGACCTGAACCCGGACAATCCGAACGCCTTTATCTATACGGACTATATAGACAAATATGCGGCACTGGATGAAGACGGCACGCTCCTGGGTGGATTCAATTACATGCATTGCACTCTGTATGACAATATCAATATACCAGAAGAAAGAAAACGGGAAATCGAGAGTCAGTATGATCCTAATAGTATGTGGTATTTGAGGGATATAAAAGGACAGCGTGTCATTGCAGAAGGGCTGATTTATAGGCAGTTTGCAGATGATACAAGTGCAAAACTCTATCACTTCCGTAAAGCTGAAAAGCCTATGAATCTCATGCGGATCAATCTTGGAATAGACTTTGGAGGCAGCGGGTCAGGCCATGCGTTTACTGCAACAGGGATTGAACGGGGATTTAATGGTATTGTGGCTCTGGCAGCAGAACGGCACAGATGTGATACCGAGGACATAGATCCGGATAAGCTGGGGCAGTTATTTGTAGATTTCTGCCTAAAGGTAATCAATATCTATGGATCCATTGACGTTGTGTATTGTGACAGTGCAGAGCAAACGCTCATTCTTGGTATCAAGGCTGCGCTTAGAAAGTCCGGGCTTGGATGGATTCGAGTAGAAAACGCCCTGAAAACAGTAATAAATGACCGGATCAGAGCGACTACAAGGCTGATGGCACAGCAAAGGTTCCGTTACATGGATCTGATGTGTGACAGTCTTGTAACAGCCTTATGCAGTGCTGTATGGAATCCAAAGAACCTGACAGAAAATGAAAGACTGGACGATGGAACCAGCGATATTGATAGCCTGGATTCCTTTGAATATACATTTGAGCGTGATATTGCAAACTTGATCCGATATGAATAGGAGGTGAGAACAAAAATATGAAATTTACAAGATTACTGACACTAATCACTGAAGTCCTGAATAAGGATTCCGAGACAAAAATAGATGCGTGCCTGACCAGCCAAATGGCACGAGACATTGAATTATGGTCCCGTATGTACGAAGATAAAGCCCCTTGGCTTGAAAAGGATAAAATATATTCCATGGGGATTCCGGCAGCAGTGTCGGGAGAATTGGCAAGATTGGCACTGCTTGAGTCAGAAACCGAAGTGACAGGAGGAACCAGGGCGGACTATCTGAATACGCAATATAAAAAGGCGATAAGATATATACGGCAGCAGTTGGAGTATGGTTCCGCAAAAGGTGGAATGGTGCTAAAACCGTATGTCACAAGCACCGGAATCAGCGTGGAATATATACACGGGGATGCCTTTTTCCCGATCAATTTTGATAGTTCAGGGAAAATGACAATGTGTGCTTTTGCAAGCCAACTGAGGAAAGGACAAAAGATATATACAAAACTTGAGATACACGAGCTTACAAACGGGCTTTTAAGAATCAGTAACCGAGCTTTTGTCAGTACCAATGATTTTAGCCTTGGATCAGAAATATCTGTGGGATCTGTTGAGGAATGGTCCGAACTTTCGGGGTCTGTCACATTCTCAGGGATGGACCGACTGCCTTTTGGGTATTTCAAAGTTCCGCTGGCAAACAATTCAGATTCGACCTCACCTCTTGGGGTGTCTGTTTTCTCAAAAGCGATTGATCCTATCAGAAAAGCAGATAAAAGATACTCACAAATAGACTGGGAGTATGAGGCAAAGGAAACCGCTGTCCATATCGGTGAATCCATGCTGAAATATGATAAGACGCAAGATCGGTTTATATATCCAGATGGCAAGGATCGGCTATACAGAGGATTACAGTTCAACGCAGGAGCTACGGATAAGCCTTTGCTGGATGTATTTTCACCGGATATTCGAGATTCTTCTTATTATAATGGCTTGAACCATCAGCTACGACTGGTGGAATTTAATTGTAGCCTTGCATATGGGACTTTATCTGATCCGAATAATGTTGATAAGACAGCCGAGGAAATAAAGAGTAGCAAGCAAAGATCTTTTGACATGACCAAAGACATGCAGGGAGCACTACAAGAGGCTCTGGAAGATATGTTGGTTGCTATGGATTTTTACACAAGTATTTATCATCTGGCCCCGGTCGGTTCTTATCAAACTACATTCAACTGGGGTGACAGCATCCTATCCGATAGAGAAAAAGAGCTGGCAGCAATGCAGCAGGACGTGACCGCCGGAATCATCAGAAAAGAAATCTATATTGCAAAAAAATACGGAGTGTCGGAAGAAGAAGCCCTCAAGATGATGCCGCCACAGCAGAATGATCCGTTTGGCATACAGGAAGAGTAGGTGATAGCATATGCTTGATCCAGAATACCTGGATAAATGCAGTGACCAACTCCTAGCCTTAATAGATGAATTGTCAATCTCTCTTATCGGAGATATTGCCCGCCGGATTGCAAAGACAAAGCAGATCACAGACACAGCAAAGCATCAGGCTCATGTCCTGCAGAACGCCGGAATGGTCTATCAAGACGCTGTTAAACGGATCGGACAGACAACCGGATATATAGATCGGGAGATAGACCGATTATTTAAAGAGGCCGGGGTTAAAAATACACAAAATGAATCTGTCATTTACAAAATGGCTGGAATGGAACCGAAGGAGTTGCATCAGTCAAAGGAAATGCAGCAGATTCTAAACGCCAACCTTAGAAAGACCAAAGGAGAGATAAAGAATCTTACTCTCACAACGGCGAACAAGGCGCAGAGTTCTTACATAAATGCTTGCAATAGTGCCATGCTTAAGGTACAGTCCGGGGCATTTTCTTACGATAAGGCCATAGCGGATGCAATAAAAGAGGCAGCAGTACAGGGCACAGAGGTATTGTATCCGAGCGGGCACGCAGATAAGCTTGACGTGGCTGTCAGGCGGGCCGTATTAACGGGAGTTAATCAGTCAGCGGCAGAAATGACACTTGCTTACGCTCAAGAGATGGGGTGCGATTACGTAGAAGTAACAGCGCATAGCGGCGCCAGACCATCGCACGCACTCTGGCAGGGGCTGGTGTTCTGTATATCTGGGAAAGATCCTAACTACCCTCCGTTTTCCATGACCGGATATGGAACAGGGGAGGGGCTTTGCGGATGGAATTGCAGGCATAACTTTCACGTCTTTATTCCTGGCGTGTCTGTGCGAGCATATACAGATGCAATGCTTCAAGACTATGACACGAAGAAATATGAGTATAAAGGTAAAAAATATAAAGAATATGAAGTTTCACAGATGCAGCGTTTCCAGGAGAGACAGATCAGAGGGACAAAGCGCAAGCTGGCCGGATACGATGCCGGGGTCAAGGCAGCAGACGGTGACGATGTGTTGAAAGGCACATTGCAGCAGCGTTTTGAATCTGAATCTGTGCGGCTCAAGGAGCAGGAAAAGAAGTTAAAAGAGTTCTGCAGGCAGACGGGCCGCCGGGTAGAATCTGCAAGGACTCAGGTTCATGCGGTCTTGGACGGAAACGGCAACATTGTAGGCTTTAACCGAAGTGTGGCTCAAAAGGCTGTATGGGCGGCAAAACTTACAAGGAAGGAAAAGAATACTGGAAAATTCGCAGGATTAGAAATACCATTACAGAAAAGAAGTGTCGATAAAATCTCTAAAAAATATGGACTTGAAATAAGAGATTTAACAATAAAAATACAAAGAAATGAAGAGCTTATAAAGCTACATTATCTTGGAAGTACGGACTATGATAACATAGGAAGGATTGACCTTTTTCCAAGGGCATTTAAAGATGAAAAAGAACTGGTAAGGACAATCATCCATGAAAGATGCCATGTTTTACAGCTTCGGAAGTACGGGAAAAAGTATACACAAGATCATTTAGCAGAAATGGAAAAACAGGCTTACAAGTTTGAAGAATTTTGGTATAATATAGTCAGAAAGAGGGTGGAGCCATGAAATGGTTAGAAAATTTGATATCTTATCAAAAGAATGGGGACGCCGGGAAGTGTCCATTCTGTGGGGCTGAAAATGTGAAGGTTGAAAAATTACAATTTGGAAGAAATACTATTTGCTTTAAATGTCAAAACTGCGGTCAAGCCGCACTTTTTGATGGGGATATTACAAAAAACGAGTAGAGTCAGTGTAGAAAGCATCCAGAGATGGGTGCTTTTGTTATGCTATTAGAGAGGAGGGAGCGGTGTATTAAAACTTAAAAGATCGCACAGAAAAACAGGAGAATGGATTCTATACAATCCGGACAATTTTGCACTTCACACCCACTGCCGGAGTAAACGGGTGGCGTTGGTTATAAAATCCAACGTGGAGCGGGGCAGACTTCCAAGGAGCCGCAACCTGCGGACGCTGGAAAGTCATATCCGGGTTACGGGCAATCAGAAGTATATCCGGCAGATAGAACAGATCATAGAAGAAATCAAACACGCTTAGGCGTGTTATTTTTATGCAGCAAATGAACTGGTCAGGTGATTAGACCTAAAATAGTCCGGTCACTGGTGGATAGTTACACACCTAAAATAACTTAATAGTGATAAAGAAAGGGAGAAGAGAATGAACACAGACGATTTAAAAGCACAGGGACTAACACAGGAACAGATTGACTTTGTTATGGCTGAACATGGGAAAGTTGTAAATCCATTAAAGTCAGATCGTGACAGTTTTGAGACTCAGTTAAAAAATGCAAAGACAACATTGAAAAGTTTTGAAGGAGTGGACGTTACAGAGCTGCGAACCCAGATCACGAATCTTACAAATGATTTACAGAAAAAAGATGAAGATCACAGCAGAGAGATCCAAGACATGAAATTTAATTCTGCGATCAAAGACGCAATCTTAAAGGCTGGCGGTAAAAATGAAAAGGCAGTAATGGCGATCCTTGACATTGACAGCTTAAAAGAGAGCAAGAATCAGGATCACGACATTGAAGACGCTTTAAAGAAAGCAAAAGAGGAAAACGATTACCTTTTTCAGCCAGAAAAAGAAATTCCAAAGTTTGTGTCAAGTACTCCTGGGGCAACTGGTGAAAATGATGATTTAAAGAGCAAAGCAAACGATGCACTGAGAAGTGTATTCGGGAAAGAATAGGAGGTATATATGGCAGTACATATTACAAGCAGGGCAGACGCAGAGGCAATTATCCGGGAACAGGTGGTAAGTACCATTTTTCAGGATGCACCAAAGCAGTCTGTATTTATGGGGTTGGCAAAAAAGTTGCCAAACATGACAAGCAATCAAACAAGGATCAGAGTTCTTGATTTCTTACCGACTGCTTACTGGGTAAACGGAGATACAGGCATGAAACAGACATCCAACCAGGCGTGGGATAATGTCTATATTAATGCCGGAGAGCTTGCGGTAATCGTTCCGATCCCGGAGGCCGTATTGGATGATGCTGAGTTTGATATTTTCGGAGAAATCACACCGAGGGTTAATGAAGCGATCGGACAGAAAGTGGACAGTGCGATTATCTTCGGCTCAAATCGTCCGGCAGAATGGCAGAATGATATTATCACTTTGGCAAGACAGGCAGGGAATAATGTACCAGTCGGGGCATCTCCTGATTATTACAAGTTAATCATGGAGGAAAACGGTGTCATTGCAAATATAGAGGAATCTGGATATATGGCAACTGGTGCGTTGGCTGCCATGGGAATGAGAGCGAAACTTAGAGGTATTAGAGCAACAGACGGAACCCCGATCTTTAAGTCAGATATGCAGGGAACAACGCAGTATGCACTTGACGGCGCACCGATGTATTTCCCTCAGAATGGTTCTTTTGATTCTTCTATTGCACAGCTGGTTGTAGGAGACTTTAAACAGGCAGTATATTCTATCCGTCAGGATATAACAGTTAAAATCTTAGACCAGGGAGTTATCCAGGACCCTTCCACGAAAGAAATCGTATATAACCTTGCACAGCAGGACATGGTGGCTTTACGAGTTGTATTCCGCATGGGATGGGCTCTTCCAAACCCGGCAACAAGAATGGACGAAGACCGACTTGGTTGTCCTTTTGCTTACTTGGAGCCAACTGTGCCAGTAACAACGCAGACAGTAACACTGACAGTGAAAGATAATGCAGAAGAAGCACAGCCGATTGAGGGCGCGATTGTGGACGTGAACGGCTCAAGACAAAAAACAGACGCAACCGGACAGGTGGTGTATAACTTGAGAAAGGGTACTTATCCGGCGAAAGTAAAGAAGAATGGATATTCTCAGGTAACGACTACGATCAATGTCGATGCTGCGGCAGTAACACAGGAGATTGTATTGGTCGAAAAGGCATAAGGAGGTCACGGTATGGTAGAGTATGCAGACTACACATTTTATAAAGAGCAGTTCAATGGCAGCACCATACCGGAGGCTGCCTTTTCCTCTGTCATCCTGCGGGCGAGCATCTATATAAAGTACATCACATTTGGACGAATAGAGGATACAGAGATCCCGGAGGAGGTCAGGCTGGCTGCCTGTGCCGTGGCTGAGGTGATGTACCAGGCCGATGCCGCAGGGCAGCAGAAAGAGAAGAAGTCAGAGACGGTCGGAAATGTCTCTGTATCCTATGTAACGGAGCAGCAGGACGGACAAACAAGAGAGGCGGCAGCGGCAAAGAAACAGTATGCAGCTGCTTATCCGTACTTAATCCATACCGGGTTGTTATACAGGGGGTGTCGGTAATGGTTACAAACGCAGACATAACACTCTACAACAAGGTATATGACCGGGATGCTGGGGCGAACCGCTATTACCGGACAGTCTTAAAAGGCGTGAACTGGCAGGATACCACAGCCGTGCAGCCCACAGACAAGGGGATTGTAAGTGCTGATGTGGCAGAAATCTATATCCCGTTTGCGGTAGAGACGGAAAAGCAGTTCCGGAAACTGAAAAACTTTGTGCAGGAGCCAGAAAAGACGGGATTTTTTACGGTCGAAGCTGGGGACCTGGTGGTCCAAGGTATCGTAGGAGACGAACTGACCAGCGCAAAAGACGAAGAGCGGATGAAAAACACCTATGATGATGTACGGACCATCGCTGTTGTAGAGACGAACGACAACGGCAGCCCGGAAATGCAGCATTGGAAGGTGACGGCTGAATGAAGATAAAAGTCAAGATTGCTCCTGCAAACGTAATCCTTACAGAAAGGAACCTGCAGAAAGGTGGTCCCGGTCAGAGACTTGCTGTGCATGAAGTGCGCAGAATATCGGATGCATACGTCCCTTTTCTCAACGGTCCACTGAAAAATACTGCGATTGAGACAACGTACTGCATAAAGTACATCACCCCATATGCAAAGAAGAATTACGAAGAAAATAAGGGCAAGGGACTGCGTGGAAAACATTGGGACAAGAGAGCGTTTGCCGACAGAGGGCGAGAGGTTCTGGTATCTATTGCGAGGTTTGTAGGAGGAAAGCCAAAATGACGATTGTGGAGGCTATACGGAACATTGTTAAGCAATGCCCGTATCTAGATGAGTATTGCAAAGGGATCGGGGTGGATTACCTGGGTAGTGACACAACGTACTACTCGATAGAATCCGTTCCATCACAAACAGTTTTGAAAAAAGATATTGTCGGAAATACCAAACGGCAACATCTATTTAATTTTGCCAGTCGGGAGCTATACGGCGAAGAAGTGCGGCAGAACCTTGAAAACATCGGGTTCTTTGAGCACTTTTCAGACTGGCTGGAACAATTCTCTGAGGCCGGGGAGTTCCCGGAATTGGAGAAAGGTAAGGAAGCAATAAAAATCGAAGCGATTACGAGCGGTTATGCGTTTGATACGGAGCTTGACAAGGCAAAGTATCAGATTCAGTGCCGCTTTATTTATTACCAGGAAAGGAAGGTATAACATGGCATTAAAAAGTGTAAGACAGAGAAGGATGCAGGCGAACTATCTGGACATTGGGACCGCAGAGGAAGAAAATTTTGTCCTGATGGGGACAGGGTTCACGGACCTTAATGAGGAACCGGGAGCGCAGACCAGTTCAAAACGGTACGTAAACGATGCATCTACCAGCAAGGGAATCACCGGGTACGAGTGGCAGGCACCGTACACAGCAGACCAGATTCGATCAGAAGAGGCGATTGCCTATATCTGTGAGATCGGTGAACTTTTAAAAACAGGAGCAGATGCAGAGACAGACTACGTGATCGTAGATCTGGACCAGAAGGAAAGCGCAGAGAATACCTACCATGCCCGCAAGTTCCACGTGGCGATCGAAGTAGCCAGCTTTGGAAACGAAGATGGAGAAATGAACTGTGAAGGTAACCTGTTAGGTATCGGGGATGTAGTCGAGGGAACATTTAATACCAGCACTAAGAAATTTACAGTGAAAGGCGATACACCCTCTTAAAGCCGTAACGGGGGTGGCGTTGAATAAAACAACGCTATCCCTTGCAGTTGCGGCGAAAGAGACACTTACGGCAACCGTAGAGCCTGCGGACGCTACGGATAAGACAGTTACATGGTCCAGCACAGATACTAGCATAGCAACGGTATCTAATACCGGGGAAGTGACCGGGGTTGCAGCAGGGGCCGCGGATGTGACAGTGACAACGACAGATGGAAATAAGACGGCAACCTGCGCCATTACGGTAACAGCAGGAGCATAGAGAAAAAGACAGTGAACATGGAGGAGTAAAGGATATGAACAAGATTTTTAAATGGAATGGGGCAGAGTTTAAATTCTCTGCTCTGGATGCGGATATGATTGAGAAGTTTGGAACGATTAAGCAGCAGACGTTTGAGGAACTGATGGAATATGAAAAAAAGCACGAGATTAACGGAGTCTTAAATGCAGAAGGTGTTCGGGCTGAATGTAAGATCATTGACCGGACATTTGATAAGCTGCTGGGAGATGGTGCGGCAAAGAAAATGTTTTCTGATACAGACATCCATGAACGAGTTGCTGCATTTAACAAACTTGTGAACCTGCGAGAGGCACAGGTAGAATCTTATAACAAACTTGTCCAGTCCATGGCAGGTGACTAATGAATATCCTGACGGATCAGCTGCCGGAAACCGTTCTGGTGGCTGGTCAGGAATATAAGATCAATACAGACTTCCGTGTGTCAATCATGTTTGAGGAGATGATACAGGACAAGAACATCACGGAAGAACAGCGGTTTTTCGTGGAAGAATTGCTGAATATCTCAGAGTTTGATGGAGACGAGAAAAAAGCCAGGCTGCTTGCGAAATACAATAGCGGCCTGGCCTTGTATTATCCGGTGATCCCGGAGGATTTGGATGGAGCGATCTCACAAATGCTGTGGTTTTACCAGTGTGGCAAGACAGAAGAACAGAAGCAGTCCGGGAAAGGAAAGAAGCAGGAACAGATATACAGCTTTGCGTATGATGCAGATTACATCTATGCTGCCTTTATGGAACAGTACGGAATTGATCTAAACGCTGCCGATCTGCACTGGTGGAAGTTCTCTGCCATGTTCGCCGGTCTGAAAGAAGACTGCCTAATCTCTAAAGTAATGGGATACCGGGCAGCAGATACCGCAGGTATGGATAAGGACCAGAAGAAATTTTATAAAAAGATGAAAGAAATATATAAGCTACCGGAGAATGTGTCCGAAGAAGACAGGATGTTGGAAGAAGAAGTTACTAAGGCCCTTTTGAGTGGTGGGGACCTGAGCAATATTTTATAAGAGGTGAAAAATGGAAGATAAGAGAATTGACATTGTCAAAAGAATCGGAGAAGCCGTGCAACAAGGTTTGAAAGAAGGAATTGAGACAAAGCCGCTGTTTGAGGTAATGGGATACGGATCTGAAAGCAAGGTGTATTTCCTTGGAACTGACATCAGCCAGGTTGCCACAAAGATGGAATTGAAACTTGATAGCGATACAGGAGATCGCTCTTTAACTTTAGACCTCGACCTTGATGCTCTTGAAAAGGAGGTCTACAAAGACAAGGTAAAATTTTATATTTGACGACAATAAAACACTAAAAACACTGTAACACAGAGGTTGCAGGGGAGCGGAACTCTACGCCCAGGAAGATAGAGACGTGAACATAGAAGACAGACGCAGGCAAAAAAGAAAGGAGAATATATGCCTGACGGAAGTATTGAAATCGAAGTTGAGTTAAATTCGGAAAAAGCCGAAAAAGAACTCAAACAACTATCGAGAACACTGGACACAGAGACGAAAAAAGCGGCGAAATCCGCAGAAACTGCGACCAAGCAGGCGGCAAAGTCCGCAGAAACCTCTGTAAAACAAGCAAGCAAAACAACAGAACAGGCGGCAAAAAAAGCCGGGAAGACAGCGGAAACAGCCGCAAAGCAAGCCGGAGAGAAAGCCTCGCAGAGCACGAAAAAGGCCGGAGAGGAACAGAAGCGGTCTTATAAGCAAACGGAGGCACAAGCGAAGAAAAGTGCGGAAAATGCAGAGAAATATTGGTCTGGTGCTGCCAGCAAGATAAAACCTGCGGTATCTACCGGAATGAAAGCAACCGGAGCCGCAGTTATTGCGGGCGGTGCGGCATCTTTGAAAGCAAGTATTTCGTTTGAAAGTGCTTTTGCTGGTGTAAAAAAGACAGTAAATGCCACGGATAAAGAACTGAATATCATGCGAAAAGACATTTTAAATATGTCGAAAGAGATGCCAACCTCTGCAAATGAGATCGCAGGGGTAGCAGAGGCAGCCGGACAGCTTGGCATTAAGACGAAGAATATCGCAGGATTCTCTAAAACCATGGTTATGCTTGGAGATTCTACGAACATGTCCGCAGATACGGCGGCAACCTCTCTGGCAAGGCTGGCAAACATCACACGGATGCCACAGACGCAGTTTGGACGGCTGGGATCTGTAATTGTAGATTTAGGAAATAATCTGGCCACAACAGAGCAAGAGATTACGGATATGGCTCTTAGACTTGCAGGAGCTGGACATCAGGTTGGAATGTCAGAAGCAGATATACTTTCCTTTGCTGGGGCGTTATCTTCTGTAGGGATCGAGGCAGAAGCTGGTGGAACGGCATTTTCTACCCTAATGTCGAAAATGAATCTTGCAACTACCAAGGGCGGTGACGAATTAAACGACTTTGCGAAAGTGTCTGGCATGACGGCGGATCAGTTCAAAAAGGCATTTAAAGAAGATGCAGCAGGAGCTATTATTTCCTTCATCCAAGGCTTGGATAAGGTAAATAAGAGTGGCGGCAGTGCAATAAAAGTCCTGGACGATATGGGGCTTTCCGATATCCGTATGAGGGATGCACTGTTAAGAGCAGCGGGAGCATCTGGGACATTTACAGAAGCCTTAAAGATCGGCAATAATGCGTGGAACGAAAATAAGGCCCTTACGAACGAAGCTGGGCAGCGGTACAAGACGCTAGAAAGTCGGATCAAAATATTTGGAAATAAGTTTACTGCGCTCGGAATTGCAGTGGGAGATGAACTCAAAGGACCGCTTGCGGATGGAGTGGCAGCGGCATCGGATGCAATCGGAGGATTAGCGGACCAGGTAGAAGCCCATGGGCTTAAATCTATCATCCCGAAAGAGACGATTACCACGGTCAAAAATCTTGGCTCTGCGGCAAAGACAGTCGCAGGTGGCGGTCTGAAAGTATTGGGATCTGCGGCGAAGTTCCTAGGAGAGAACATGCAGACGGCACTTCCGTTAGCAACAAGTCTTTTGGTTGTGCTTAAAGGCTACAAAGCTGCACAGGCCGTTTCTGGAAGTGTAAGCGCATTGGGGACAGCATTAAAAGCACTCAATGCTCTGGAAAAAGCGAACGCAATTACGCTTGTTGCTCAGCAGGGAGGACTTACAGCATTACAGACCGTGGTTGGAATCTTCACAGGAAAGATCACGCTTGCCACAGCAGCAACAGGAGCATTTAATGCGGCATGTACTGCCCTTGGTGGTCCTATTGGTATGGCTGTACTTGCCATCGGAGCATTAACTGCTGGTGCTGTTGCCTATAAAATGACACTTCCTAAGGTCACAACGGAATCAGAGAGATTTGCGGACTCATGTGAGAAATTGCATGAAGAGCAGCAAAAATTCTCTAAATCAGCTAGAGACCTAAATGCTACAAATGAAAAGAGCATAGATACGACAAAAGCACAGGGAGTAGAGGCAGATAACTATTTCAAAAAGCTGAAAAGTCTTGTTGGTGTAGAAAAGAAAAGTGCCGGACAGAAGAAACAAATATCGGCTATTGTGGCGAAGCTTAACGGACTTTTACCGGGTCTGAACGCTCACTACGACGAAGAAAAAGACAAGTTAGATAAGTCTACGGCAGCCATAAAGAGGAATATCAAGGCCCAGAAAGCATTGGTAATGGCAAAAGCGTACCAGAAGGGTATGGAGGCCAACGCAGAAAAGCTGGCGGACGCAGAGATAAAATATGAAGAGGCTGTAAAGAAGAGATCAAAGGCAGAAAAAGATGGTGAAGTTGCCGCAGAGAAGCACAAAGAATTATACGATAAGTATATGAAAGATGGTACGCTTTCTGCTGATGAAGATAAGGTATTAGATAAGTATTCCAAAAAGATGGAAGATAATGCAGCGGCATATTACGAAGCAGACAAAGCTGCAAATGGTTATAAGGATACGATCAATGACCTTACCGGAAAAATGAGTGCGTATGAAGAAAAGATGGATGCACTCAACAATTTTGCTGATTACACGAATAATATAAACAAACTCGCCAAGGAAGCAGGGATAAAGGCAAAAGAGATACCGAAGACCATCGGTGAAAGTATTAAAGAAGGGATATATGAAGCCCCGCAGACCGGGGATGAACTCAAAAAGCTGATTTCTATTGATCCAATGATCCAGGAGCTGAAAAAGAAGGGACAAGAAATCCCGATCAGTTTATCTCAGGGAATCATATCAGGGAAATATGCAATTCCGGGTTCTATGGCAGAGATGGAATCGCTTATAAAGTTCGATAGTCTAAGCCAGAAATCTCTTTCAGGAGGGCTAAAAGTACCGGAATCATTGGCACAAGGTATTGCATCAGGAAAAATAAAGCCAAGTGAGGCTGTAAAGCAGATGCAAAGTCTGATTGATTTCAGTGATGCGGTCAAGAAGTCAGGGAAGGCCGGAGATGATGCAGTCAAGTCCCTTGTTAAATCGGTAAATAACGGTAAAACATCTCCAAAAAAAGCCATGGAAGAATTGGCAAAGCTTATGGGAGATGTCGGAGAAAAAGAGGCTGGAAAAGCTGGGAATAAAACCGGGAAGAAGATCGACGACAGTACAGCTGCGGGCGTGGATAAAAACAAAGGAAAGATCAAGACCGCGACACAGGGCGCAGTAGATAATGCGAAAACCGTAGATACTAGCGGATTTAATTCTTTAGGTTCAAGCATCGCTTCTGGAATCGCTGCCGGAATCGGAGGTAATGCAGGAGTTGTTGCAGCGGCAGCAGTCAGTGTTGTAAACCAGGCACTGGCAGAGGCAAAGTCTAAAAAAGGCGCAGACGTCAACTCACCTTCTAAAAAGTTTAGGGATAAACTAGGAACGGCGATTCCAGAAGGTCTTGCAAAAGGTATCTATAAAGGATCGGGAGCTGTCACCAAAGCATCTGTTGCCATGACGCAGGCGACTCTAAGTGCAGCAACAAAGGATCTCGGCATCCATTCTCCGTCCACAGTCTTTAAAAACATGGTCGGAAAGAACATTCCAAAGGGGATAGCAAAAGGCATCAAAGAGGGACAGAGTGAGCTTGTGGCAGAGATGAAAAGTGTCATTTCTGCGGCGTTATCTGCGGCAAAGAAAGCAACATTCAAAGGCAATTATTCCGAAATCGGCAGCGATCTTTTAAGTGGGCTGAGCGACTCTCTGAGCATTGCGAAACAGCGGTCAAGCGAGACGGTGCAGGAGATCATTGACCAGTCGTACAATAAGCAAGTAAAAGCATCAGAAAAGGCAGAAGCGAAGCTACAAAAGAAAATCGACAAGCTTGGCAGCAAAAAGAAGAATAAGAAAAAGAAAGCAAAGCTTAAAGAAGAACTTAAGGACTTAAAAGCTGCGAATGACAAGAAGGAAAAGAAACTAAAGCTTGCAGGAGAAAAGGCCGCAAATGCCTATAATACAGCGTTTGAGAAAGAAGCGGACCGCCTGACGAAGATTGCTGAGGAGAAGATCCAGGAGCTTTCAGAGAAGTACCAGGAACAGTACAACGAGATCAAGAGCCTGCGGGACAATCTTACAAGCAAGCAACAGAGTTACGGCAGTCTTTATGATCTGGACCAGAACCTCTATGACATAGAAGACTACCAGAAACGCCTGAAAGCCTTGGAAAACAAAATTCCTGATTCCATGATGCAGCGTATCCTTGGCATGGATGTGGAAGAAGGGCGACAGTATATGGCCTGGTTCCAGTCCCTTACGGCGGCAGAGCAGAAAGCCTACACGGACAAGTGGAACAAACAGCAATCCATGGCAGAAAGCTTTTCAGAGTCCTTCTTTAAAGACGACTTTGAGAAGATTAATAAGGAATATCAAGCAGCAATAAAAAAAGAAACAGATAATCTGAATGCCGAGATGAAAAAGGCCGGGGCTAACGTTGCTAAAGGTTTGGCAGCTGGAATAACCGGAGAAACCCGGAATCTGAGCAAAGCCATGAAAAAGCTTTGCAAAGATATTGTAAAAGCCGCAAAAAAAGAACTGAAAATAAAATCCCCATCTCGTGTATTCGCCCAGATCGGAAAGTTTACGATCCAAGGAGCCGAAAAGGGACAGGAGAAAGAGGCACCGAGACTGTATCGGCAAGTTGAAACTGTTGCGGATACCATGGCGGCACGTTTTGCGAAAGCAAAGCTTAATATACCGGAGTTACAGAGCAGGATGCAAACAGCGGTGTCAAGGCAGATGGGCAAGATCACAGCGAGTGTGCAGCCGCAGGTTGTCTATGCCGGAGGCGGTGGTACAACGACGATAGAGAAGACGGTCTATACCGGGCCGGAAAAGATAGAGGTTGTAACAAACATAGGGGGCCGAGAAGCGGCAAGGACGCTGGCCCCGTTCATGGACAGCAGGCTGAACAGTATGGCAGATAGAAAAGCAAGAGGGGGTGTATAGATGGAAGATAGAGGAACATTAGGTGTGCAGATCGGAGGAAAGCACACTTTAAAAGACTGGAATCTGGGGTGGTTGTCGATCACCCTTGGATTCCCGGAGGCAAAGACGTATGAGCAGGAAATACCGGGTGCAGACGGAATTATCGACCTTACGGAGGCAGTCACAGGAGATGTGAAATACAAGCAAAGGTCAATCTCTATGGAGTTTGACCAGCTGGATGCTGATTACTTTGATTGGCAGGCAAAGCTATCAGAGATCGCAAACTACCTAGCAGGACAGAAATTTAAGATTTTCTTGGACAGTGATCCGGCGTTCTATTACATAGGACGGTTGAAACTGGACACCGAAAAGTCAGAAAAGGCAGAAAGTAAAATCACCATCTCCGGGGAGGTCGACCCGTACAAATATGAAAAGTATAGCAGTCTGGAAGACTGGACCTGGGACGACTTCAATTTCGAAACAGGAATCATACGGGAATATAAAGATCTGCAGGTGGATGGGAGCTATCAACTCTACATTCCGGGGCGCAGAAAAAAGATCGTGCCCGTGATCGAGTGCAGCGCAGCGATGCAGGTGACATACAATGGGAAAAAGTACAGTCTCCCGGCTGGAAAGTCAAAGGTGTTTGATATATGGCTGGGCGAAGGAGACAACTATCTTACTTTTGTCGGGAATGGCACGGTATCTGTCGAATATAGAGGGGGTAGTTTGTAATGTATAGAGTATTGTGCGATGGAAAGGTCCTGCACGATGTACGGGACGAAGACTATATGCTGATGGAACCGAAGGTTTCACTGGAACTGAACAAGACCGGGAACTTTGATTTCTCAATTCTTCCCAGGCATCCGAATGCAGATGTTATCAATAAGCTGAAATCAAAAATTGAAGTCTATGAGGATTCAGAACTATTGTTTTCGGGTAGATCATTGACAAATGAAATAGACTTTCAGCAAACTGGTCAGATCTCTTGTGAGGGAGAGCTGGCTTTTTTGTTAGATTCTGTTCAGAGGGCGCACACATACGGCTGGGATTCAGGAGAAGTCAATAAAATTGAAACAAATGTCGATATTTTTAGGGCTTTGATTGCAGAACATAACTCTCAGGCGGGGCCAGATAAGCAATTTACCGTGGGAACGATAGATATTGACAGTGAACGGATTAAAAAGCTGGCTACTAATTATGAGACGACATGGGACTTTATAAATACGAACTTTCTTGGAAAGTACGCTGGGTATTTGCGGGTCCGGCACGAAAACGGTGTGCGATATTTGGACTATGTAAAGCAGTATGGAAAGGTCAACAATCAGGTGATCCGGTTCGGAGAAAATCTCCTCGATTTGAAAAAGTACACCAAGGCCGAAAATATCAAGACTGCAATTATCCCCCTGGGCGCAAACGGACAGACAAAGATCACGAATATAAACGGCGGGAAAGATTATGTCTATAACCAAGAGGCCGTGGACTTATACGGATGGATTTTTGAGAAAGTGGATTTTCCCGATGTGGTGGATGCTCAGACGTTACTTGCAAAAGCGCAGGAATATCTTAAAACCTGCGTGAATCTTGCAATCACAATAGAACTCACAGCGGTAGATCTGCACATGATAGACGTGGATATAAACGCTATCAGATTGGGCGATTTGGTCCCATGCGTGTCACAGCAGCATGGACTTCTGAGCACCATGGGAGATGTGTCTACCTACTATCTGGTAAGCAAATATGAAATTGATCTGGAAAACCCGGCCAATAACAAGATTGTGCTGGGCCGGACGATCAGTAGCCTGACCGATAAGGTGGCAGGTACATCTAACCTGACAAATATCGTGCAGGGGATGGCCGGGAGCGTGAACACCGCTGTAAACACAGCAAACAACGCCGCAAACACTGCGCAGCAGGTGAAGGTGGAAATGGACGCAATTACAAACAAGATCTGGCCCGTAAATAGCATTTACATTAACACGGTAAACGTAAATCCAAGCACTTTTCTTGGAGGGGTATGGGTGCCGTTTGCAACCGGGAAAACCATCGTCGGCGTGGATACCGGACAGACAGAGTTTAATACTCCGGAGAAATCCGGAGGGCATAAGGAATTACAATCACATGCACACGGACTTAACGGTCACAATCACAGTGTAAATATTACGTCTGGAGGTCAAAGCGCTTCTCACAATCATACAACCGGAAACAGCAGTTATAAATACTGGCCAGTAGCAACGGGAATACCGGAGGCAGACAGCGGAGATGTTGGAGGAAATACATATAAATATCCTCGCATTCCAAGCGGCGCAACATGGGGAAATATTACAAATACAGGTAACCAGTCGAGTGACCATTCACATTATGTATCCGGAAGTACAGGCGGCAACAGCGGAAACACAACATCTACAGGAGGCGGAAATGCCGGGAATTTACAGCCATATATAACGGTATATATGTGGAAAAGGATAGGTTAGAAAGGAGCAGATATGACAATACAAGAAGCATTAAATAATATCAAAAATGCCGTG